TTTATTAAAAATATTTAAAAATAAAACTTTGTTTACTTTTTTTAGTAAAATAGGTTGGTCAATTTCTAAACTTGTTAGTATTGTTAAACAAGGGTATAAATTATACCAAAATTTACAAAAAATTATTACTAAATATATTGCTGATACAGGTGTAGTTAAATGGACACATGATAAATTAGTTCAGTTAGATAATTTTTTAAGTGAACATCCTATAATTAAAAAAGCTGGTGCTTTAGTTGTAGCTGGTTTTCTTATATATCAATGGACACAAATGATATCATTTACTGGTGATATAGAATTTGATTTTGATCAAAGTTTACTATTTGCTGCTATAGCAGGAAGTTATAGTTTAGCTAAGTTATTCGCTACTGAAGAAGGAATTCAGATGTTATTGTTTATTGCTACTAAAACTTTAACAGGTATTTCATTTCCTTGGCCTGGAAATACTTGGTTATTGTTTGCTTTAAGTATAATTTATACAGCTTCAAAAGATAAATATCCACAAATAGCTAAGGCTATTATTAAGAATGTTAAAAAATATAAATAACTAAAAAGGAATTAAATATGTTTATAGCTAAAAGACTATTAGAAACTAATGTTGGTGTTTTTAAAAAAGACAGTATTGTACCAGATGAGGTTGCAAAAAAATATTGGAGATATGTTACTGAAGTTGAGGGTGAATTACTAACTGAAACACCTTCTGAAGTTGAAGTTATTAAAGAAGAAGTTCAAGATATTAAAGAAGAAGTACAAGATCTTAAAGAAGAAAAGACTGAAAAAGTACAAGATATTAAAGAAGAAAAGACTGAAAAAGTACAAGATATTAAAAAAGAAAAACAAAAAGAAGTTCAAGATCTTAAAGAAGAAAAAACTCCTAAGAGTAAAAGAAACAAAAGAAAATAATGAACACTAGAGAAGAGTTACAAGATTATATTCTTAGACAACTAGGTGCTCCAACTTTAGATGTTGAATTAACAGAAGATCAACTTAATGATTGTATAGATTATACTATTAAAGAGTTTTCTTCTTTTGCTTATGATGGACAACTAAAAGAAACAGTAATACTTACAGTAGATGGTAAAGGAAAATATCAGTTACCAGATTTTGTAACTTCAATAATTACAGTAAGAAGTGTTCAGAGTATGCAAAATTATGGTGCCAATTATGTACCTGATAGATGGAGTGAAGAATTTTTTAAAGCTTTTGGAAGTGGTTCATCAGGAATTGAAAATATAATTACTATAAGTTCTATGATGAGTTTATTTGAAAGATATGTAGTTAAAGAATTACACTATGAGTTTAATGAGTATAAAAACCAATTATACATAACAGAAGCTTTTAAAGGTAATATCTTAGTATATTATACTTATGAATATGTACCTGATAAAATTGATAGAATTTTTAATCAACAATGGGTTAAAGATATGAGTGTAGCAAAAGCTAGATTACAACAAGCTGTTGTTGTTGGTAAATATGACCAAGCTTTAGTAGGTGGAGCAAGAATCAATTATTCAGATATGAAAAGTTCTGCTGAACAAGATATAGCTGATCTTAAAGAACAATTATTCAGTAAATATGCAGGTCCTGCACCTATTTTAATAGGTTAAAAAATATTTTAAAAAAGGTAATAGTGTGACTATTTTAGAAAAAGTAAAAAAATTTATCTATAATAAAGAAGAGAAAAAAGAAGAAGATGTTCCTAAAGATAAAGTAATATCTAATTTTGATGGAAGTGATATATATAGTACTGGTGCATTTTTTGATGATACTTATTCTCCAATTTTTAAATCAAGAGATAAAGCAAGTATTCTTGAAGCTCAAAAACAAAAAATAATGACTTATAGGAATTTAGCTAAACTTCCTGATGTAAATGCTGCAATTGAAGAAATAGTTAATGAGATAATTTTTACAGATGAAGCAAATATATTAATGTTAGATATTGATGAAGAAAATGAAAAGATAAAAGAAGAAATACATAAAAAATTTGATAAAATTTTACAACTTTTAAATTTAAATTCTCAATTTTATAAGATAGTAAGACAAAGTTATATTGATGGACAATTAATAATACATTGTGAATATAACAAAAATCTAAAAGATGGAATTAAACAACTAAAGATGATTGAGCCTTGTTACTTTTATTTTGATGAAAAAAGTAAGAAGTGGAAATATTATTCAAAAGACAATAATTTTTATAGACAATCTGTTGTTCAAAAAGGTGATGAGTATGAAAGAGAAGAAATAATTCGAGGAACTTTTGACTTACAAGAAGATAAAATTAACTTAAGTTATTTAGAATATGCTATTAAACCAGCTAATCAATTATCAATACTTGAAGATTTGTTAATACCTATGAGATTTTCGAGGTCAGTAGCAAGAAGAGTTTTTAATGTGGATGTTGGTGAACTTCAAACTTCAAAAGCTGAAGAAGTTATGAATGAAATGCAGAAAAAATTTAAATATAAAAAATTCTATAACACTGAAACAGGTGAGATAACAAACCAGCAACACATAACAAGTATGGTTGAAGATTATTGGTTTGCTAATAGAAGTGGTGGAAAAGGTACAACAGTTGATACTATTGATGAAACTGGTAATCTTGGAGAATTGAACGATATTTTATATTTTCAAAAGAAATTATATAAATCACTAAATGTACCTAGTAACAGAATATCAGAAAATTTAAATGAAGATAGAACATTTGATTATGATTCTACACAAACAACTAGAGAAGATATTAAATTTTATGCTTTTATTTCACGTTTAAGAAAAATGTATATAAATATGTTAAATGAACTATTAAAACGTGAACTAATATCTACTGAAGTAATGAGTTTAGAAGATTATAATAATACTTTTAAAGACAAGATAAATATCAAATTTATGAGTGAAAATATGTTTATTGATAAAATGAAAATAGCAAAATTTCAACAAAAACTTGATATATATTCTAATGTTCAAGAATATGCTGGAAAATTATTTCCTGTTGAAACTATTCTTAAGGATGTATTTAATTTTAGTGATGAAGATATTAAAAACAATTTTAAGATGATAGCTCAAGAAAAAAATAATAAAGATTTTAAATCATTTTATAAAACAGATGAAGATTATTAAGGAGATGTTATGAAATTTAGAGATAGATTCAAAAATTTAGAAGAAAAGGTTAAAACAAATCAAGAATCTGATGTTTCTTCAAATGCTGAAAAAGAATTAATTAAAAATAAGATAAAAATAAGAAGTAAAATAGAAACAAAGTTTGGAACTGAATTTATTTTAGCTAAAAAATATAAAAGAGATGAAATTGAACAGGCTTTAAAAGGTTTTAAATTTAAAATAGACGATTTATCTGTTTTTGTTGAAAAATAGATAATATTGTTAAATAAACTTATAAATAAGTTAAAACATAAATAGGAGAAAAATATGGCTAATATAGCTGATTTAAAAAATGCTTTGGGTGCTGGTGGTAGAGTTAATAAATACAAAGTTAAATTTTCAATTCCTCCATCAGTTCCAACAAAATCAAATCTACAAGATACTGATGTTCTTTGTAAAGCATCACAATTCCCAGGAGTTACTATAACACCAATTGAAGTATTCAATCAAGGTAGAAAATTAGTAATACCAGGAGATACTAACTATGAAAATACATGGACACTTACTTTTTATAATACTGAAGACCATGCTTTAAGAAGAGATTTAATTTCATGGATGAAAAGTGCTGATGATTTTCAAAAGAATGAACATAGTGGTAATATTACTGATATTATGGGTCAACTTAGTGTAGTTCAACTAGATTCAAAAGCTCAAGAAACAGTTACATATACTTTTCATAATGTTTGGGTTACTTCTGTTGATGCTGTTGAATTATCTGATGATACTGATGGTAATATCCAAGAATGGACTGCTAATTTTGCTTTTAGTGACTGGGTAGTTGGAGATGGTGATACTAATGAACCATTAAAAGCAAATCCTGCTTCAAAAAATAGTATAGCTGAATAATTTTAAATACAATATTAATACAAGTTCCTTAGTTAAAAGGAACTTGTTAATTTTTATAAATATCTTAAAATAAGGTATGTTATGAATTTAAATTATATAACTCAAACAAAACATGAATCTTGTTAAAAAATCAATTGATAAATTCAAGAATTTAGGAACAAAAGAATTAACTCCTAAAGAATCTGTTGAAATGATGCAGAACCTTATTAAAACTTCAAAAACAAACATTCAAAAAGAACTAAAACCTGGTACTCTTATAATGTTTAAATATAATGCAAAAGATAAATCTGAAATTTATGATAGAACACCTTTTGTTATGGTATTATCTAAAACTTCAAAATATTTATTAGGAGTTAATTTTCATTGGATGCCAGTATCAAAAAGACAAGTATTAGTAGATTTTATACTTAAATCAAATTCTAAAAATATCCGTAACAAAAGACCAATCACTATGTCCTACAAACGTATAAAAGGAGCAGTAAAAGCAATTGGATTATACCCTGTTATTCGATTATATTTAAGAGGTCGAATTAGTAAATTAGGTGTTCGTGTTCCTGATGAATTAATAAGTACTGCAGCTAAAATGCGAGGAGAAACTTTTACTCAAGGTAAAGCTAGTAGTACAACTCTTTGGCAAAGAGCTTTACAAAAATATAAGACAGCTAAAAGAAAACTTAGTGGTATTTCTTAAAATTCAGTAAAACGTTAACTTAAAGTTATAAATAAATAGTAAATAAAATGAAAGGATGTGCATGCCTATTAATAAGGAAGTTCTTGATTTAGCTAGAGATAAAAATTTCTCAGAATTTTCACTAGCTATAAAGAAAGAATTAAAACAAAAATTAAGTAATCATAAGTTATCTAAGCAATATGCTAGTGATTATGATAAAATTCAGCAAATGAAACAATCATTTGCAAATATTTCTCAAATAAAAGATTCCAATAAGGAAACTGAAACTGAGGATTAAGGAGGTTTTATGAAACTAATGTATGACGTAGCTGATGAAATTATTTCTGAACAAGAAGTTAATGAGTCAACTAATTCAAAAAAATACGTTATAAAAGGTATATTTTCAAGTCCTGGTCAAAAAAACAAAAATGGCCGAATATATCCTAAAAAAATTTGGGAAAAAGAAGTTGAAAAATACCAGGATGTCATAAAATCAGGAAGTTCAAATTCATTACTAGAACTAGATCATCCACCACGTCAAAACGTTGACATGATGGAAGCTGTAGCTAAGATGAGAAAATTGTGGATTGATAACAATTATGTTATGGGTGAAGCAGTTTTACTTGATAACCCAAAAGCTAACCAATTGAAAACACTTATTGATAATGGTATTAAAATGGCTGTTAGTTCAAGAGGTGTTGGTAGAGTTAATAATGGACTAGTTGAAGATTTCAAACTTATTACATTTGATATTATACCAAATCAAGCACAATCTGACATAAATGCTGAAATGATGGGAATTACAGAAGGTATATTGACTGGAAAAGAATTTGAAGTGAATGAAAATGGTGACATTAGAGAAGTTGAAATATGTAACGAGAAAACTTGTGATGTATTTAAAACTGAAGAAGTAAGAGAAGGTGTTTTAACAAAATTTGAAGAATTTTTAACTAATTTAGTTAATTCTTAAAATAAAAGTTATAAATATAAAGGTAGTGTTAAAAGCTAACTTTTAACCAAAGTTTTAGTTAGTTTAAACTAAAATTTTATAAGGAGTATAAATGTTAGAAAAATTATTCGAGTCATTAGACGAAAAAGTTTTTACTTCTGAGCTTAAACAAAATCTAGAAACTAAATTTAATGAAGCAGTTGAATTAAAAGCTCTTGAAATTGCTGAAAAAAATATTGAAGAAAAGGTTGTTGAGCTTGAAGAAAAATCTGAAGAGTTTAAAACAATTCTTGAAAAAGAAAGTCAAGAAAAGGAGAATGAGCTTATTGATCATATAGATGCTTATTTAGAAAAAGTTGTAGATGATTTTATGACTGAATCTAAAGAAGCTCTTGAAGAATCTATTAAATCAGAAAAAGCTGATATGATTATAGAAGCTATGGAAGCAATGCTTACATCAACAGGTGTTGATATTGCTAGAATTGTTGAAGCTAAAGATTCAACAGATGCAGAAAATAAACTTAAAGAAATAGAAGATAAATTCAATTCTGCAATAGATGAAAACATCAAACTTGAAAAAGAAAACGCAAAACTTCTAAAAATGGGAATTATTTCTGAAATGAAAGAAGGTTTGAGTGTTGTTGAAGCTGAAAAGTTTGATAGGTTAGCTAATCTAGTTGAGTTTGAAAATAACAAAGATTATGTTAAAAAACTTGACACTATTAAAGAATCAGTTAAATCTAGTCAATCAAAAATTGAAAAAGATAATAAAATTGATGAAAAAGTAGAAAAGATTAACGAAAAAGTAGAAGATAAAGATACATACTCTTTTTCTCACTTAATATAAAGGAGATTAAAAAATGGAATTAAATGAAAAAATTGAAAAATTAGTCGAAAGTGAAAAGTATTCTCCACTTTCTGTAGCTGATAGCGCTTTTATGAGCATGATGCTTGAAAATGCTAGTAAAGAAAATGATAAAGTACTTGCTGAAGGTACGGTAGCTAGTGATATTGCACAGTTTACTCCAATCTTGTTACCACTTATAAGAAGAGTATATCCAACATTAATAGCTAATGAATTACTTGGTGTTCAACCAATGGCTATGCCAACAGGTTTTATGTATGCACTAACTAATAGATATATTGGTACTAGCAACAATTCTGTTGAAAAAGTTGAAAAAGGACAAATTCTTGTTCTTGCTGACCTTACTGGTATTAACGTTGGTGATACTATTACTGATAGTGCTGGTAACACTGGTAAAGTTGTTTATATTGAAGCTGATGATGTTACTGATTTAACAAAAGGTGGAAAAGTTCTTGTTGATATTGCTGGTCCTTTCTTAGTTGTTGGTGATAATATAACAGCTGTATATACAAATGAAGCAGCTTTTCTTCAAGTTCTTAAAGAATATACTGGTCCAATGACAACAGCTCAAGCTGAGGTTCTTGGTGATGATATGAAAGAAGTTGGTTTTGATGTTGCTAGAAAATCTATCGAAGCTAAATCACAAGCTTTAAAAGGTAGATATTCAGTTGAAATGTATCAAGATTTAAAAGCACAACACGGTCTTGCTGCTGATGAAGAATTGATGTCACTTATTTCTTATGAAATGCAAGCTGAACTTGATAGAAGAGTTGTTAACTTTGTTAATACAAATGCTACTCAAGTTCCAAATGCAGTAAATCCTTCAGATGCTGATGGTAGATGGGAAATTGAAAAATATAGAACTGAAACTATTAAAATTAAAAAAGAAGCTAATCTAATTGGTATTGAAACAAAAAGAGGAAAAGGTAATACTTTAGTTGTTTCTCCAAGTGTTGCTACAATGTTACAAGAAGTTGGAAGTTTTAAAATTGCTACAAAAGATAGTAATGTAAGCATTCCTGTATCTGGTGGTGTTGCTGGTACGTTTGATAATCAATTTAAAGTGGTAATTGACCAATTTAGTACAAATGATTATGCAACTGTACTTTATAAAGGTATGGATAGAAGAGATGCTATGGGTGTATTTGCACCATATGTTCCTCTTTCATTCACAAAAGTTACAAAATTTGAAACAGGTCAACCTGCAATAATTGCTAAATCTAGATATGCACTTGAAACTATTCCAGGTGTTGAATCTCCACTTAGCAATGATAGAGCTAAAACATACGCAAGAAGTATGGGTGTTGACTTTAGTGGAACAGCCTTGGCAGCTTAAGTCTAACTTAAGGCTAAACTTACAAAGGTCTTCGGACCTTTGTAAATATTAAATAAAATCACAATACAATATATAAGAGATAATTCTTGTAAGCTTCATTCTCATTCCGGACTATGAAGCTTATAAGAATTAAGTCCGGAAACTTACTCTTATATCCAAAAGGATATAAAAATGAAATTAAATGATTTTTTACAATCTTTACCTAAAAACTTTACACATTTAAACACAAAAGAAATACCAAAAGAAATA